GCAAGAGCGAGAAGCCCAACTCCTACTGCTAATTTTCCGGCAGTAAGAGATCCAAGATTTTTCCCGCCAACAGAGATAGGCAAACCTTCTTTGGAAGCTATCATTCCGAGTGGTGATTCTGGTCCAGAAAATGATCCGTACCACTGCAAGCCAGCATATGTTCCAAGCGCTCCTTGTGCAAATGCCCCGACTTCGCGCGCAAGGGGAACATTGGCCTGAAACTGCTGGAGTGATACCATTGGATTATAGGCTGTTCCTTGAACCGCAATCTGATTTTGAAGAGTCTGAAGTTGGCTAGGAATATGATATGCTCTTCCAGTTGCGGCTCCCGCACCCATCATAAGTGTTTTGTCTAATTCTATTCTTTCTTGTTGCCCATATCCCATTCCACCCGTAGCAAAGCCGACGAGTGATTGTAGATACATAAGCCCAAATCCACCAAGTGCTCTTCTCCAGAATCTTGCACTTGGCGCAAGTGTTCCACCAATTCCACCTGCTTCAAGATCTTCCTGTTCCGTTTGAAGCTTTTCTTCCCTCGTTGCAAGTGCTCTTATTCTTTTTGATGTGGCAGGGATTTCTCCTAGTATCGAGCCAACCTGTGTCTCGGTATAGCCAGCATATCCAGTTTTTTCCATTTCACTACGAAGATCTATAAGTTGGTTAAATGTTGCCTGCTCTTTTAACCTTCTTATAGCAATTTCTTCTCTTTCCGCACCAATTGCCGCGAGAGTTCTTTCTCGTGGCTTTTTAGTTACATCATCCATTATTTCATTGAAGTTTACGAGTTTCTCGACACTCTTTGATAGTTCTTCCCCAAACTTCTTCACCTCTTCAATTGGAAGCTTTTTCGCATCACTAGAAGATACTTTCATATCGTCTGTGGCTTGCTTTACTAGACTCGCGGCGCGGATATTGCTACCAAGTTCCTGCCATTCACTTCCTCTAGGATCACTCTTGTTATAGATATCTCCAATTGTGGCTGTAGCTTCTGATTCTGTCATACCCATAATTGAAGCGCTAAAGGTAGCTTGTTCTTTCGTCTGTTGTAGTTTCTTTCCTGCCTGAACAGCCGTTGATACACGTCTGTATATAGCTGCTCCTTTTTCTGTCCAGCCCTCTTCTCTGAACATAAGATTCTTGAATTTAGCCGTTTCGCCATGTTGGGCCTGGGCCTGTGCAAGCATTATCGGAAGATCACCTTTTATTGCTTGCTCCGGAGGCATTCCAAGTATTTCGCCAAGTCCTAATTTCATTCTTTGTTCGTATGAAGGAATAGTTACAGTGTCGCCAACTTCGTTTGGCGCTGTTGCTCCAGTAAATAACGGAACATTTATTGATGTTGCGCCAACCATCGCTTTTGTTAAATCGAATCTTGCTTTATTAGGATCTGCTCCAATACCAAAGAAGTGATGATAAACATCCGCTTCCTGGGGAACAGCGGCGCCTTCGCCTCCACTGCCACCAAAAAAGACTGTTTTCCCACCAACTGTTCTCGTTCCAATAAATCCAGTTATCGCAGAAGGCTTACCGCCCTCTTCTCCATATAGTGGTATAAAGTCTGGACCATCATCTCTTTCTCCAGGAGCCGGAGAAATAGGTGGCTGTGTTCCAGAAATCGGAGGAACGGGCGGTTTTCCTCCAGTACCTCTATTACCACCAGTGCTCCATCTTGTTTTATCCATCTGGGCCGCGGTGAAGGGTGTCCCTTTGCCTTTTCTATCTGGTTTGGCAACTCTTATTTCTGTGTGCTTTCTCGGACCAACAAACTGTCCGGAATCCCCTGGAATGTACTCTCCAGTAATAAGATTATTGAAGGCTGGACCCAGATCTGAAATAGGGGTGCCTGCTTCGACTGCGCTTTTCCAGATATCAGAGATGTAACCTCTAACATTAGCTGGCTCATTTACTTGTCCAGCCTCTACAACAGCCGACGCAATATAGTCTTTCATCGCTGGAGTTGCAACTCCAGCTATTGGAACTCCTCTTACTTCTTGTTCTTCTCCATAAGATACCATCCCAAGTTTTTCTGGATCTTCTTGTGTTGGTTGTGGGAAGTACGAGAATATACGTGGATCAAATCCTGTACGGGCACTTGCTCTCCAATGCTTTACATTCTCTTCTATAACTCGGCTTTGTTCCTTCTTGATTTCTTCTGGCTTCAATCCAGCCTGGCGTAATGTTTCTTCTCCCCAGTCTTCTTGAAACCAGGGAGTGCGCCGTATTAGTGGTTCAATTAGTCCACGAAGCTTTTTGCTGCCAGCACGTACATACTCTTGCACTGGAAGAACATATTGTGATTCTTGTAGCTTTACACTTCCAGAAATAACCTTTCCTTCTGCGCGCCCTTCTTCTCTCGACCATTTTACTGAACCAACCAAAAGCGGTCCAAGACCGCGCTGTCCGAAAGTCGGCCCCATAATATCTGGTGCAAAGTGCAGAAGAACATTTGATCTTGCGGCTTCTGGATTTCTGGATATAGTTTCCTCATCAAGAATATCTGATGCTGGATACCATTCTGCGGGTCGTTCACCGGGATACTCTTCATGCCCTGTTCCATAAATAGGACCAACAACTCTTCGCTGTCTCCCCAATCTTTCTTCTCGGAGAAACATCTGATTCTCTTCTGCTATCCTAGGAGCAACTTGGCTTTCTGTTGTGCTTCCAAGACTCGTGTATTTTTTCTTCTTCGCTATTTCTTCTTCACTCAAGAGAGTATCTTCTGAAATTCCAAAGAGGTTCTGGGCGGCAAAGTTTATCCTGGCTTCTTTTCTATATGCCGCTTCTTGTTCTGGCGTTCCTATGCCAAGATTTTCCATCTTCGAAAGATAGGGCAACTTGCTTGATCCAAGTCTTATGGTTGGTGCAAGTCCAGATAAATCCTGATCTGATAATTCTGTTCCAACGCGTCTGCCAGTCATTGCCATTGACGCATCAGCGGCCTGTCCTTCGAATTGACTTACCGCATAATCTAATAATTGCGGAACTTTCATTCCCTTTTCTTTGAAGGACTCACGAAGTGCATATAATCTTGCCCGCTCCTGAATAGATGGAGGAGCAAAGACCATTTCTCCTTTTAGCGTTCCCTTTCCAAATCTTCCTGTTAGCATTGAATATAGTGACAATGTATTTTGGATTACGGGATTCTTTGTAAGTCCCATTACTGTATTCATCTCGCCCTGGAACGGGAAATGCTGTCCAGCAATAGCAGACAATGTTGTAGTGCCCAATTCTTCATCGTAATATCTTGGGGGTTTATTCTGCCATCCTTGAGTGCGTCCTATAATTGAAGCTGCGAAAGAAATGCCAAGCGTAGATTTTGTTATATCATGGGTTTGTAGATATGCTCCCTCATCTGGTGTTGTTGAGAGTCCGAAGGATCCACTAGACCAAAGGGCTGTTCTAATAGCATCTTTTACTGGCATTCCACCAGCGCGTAATTCTTCCATTCTACCTCGTAGAACCTCTGCATCCTGTGGGGATGTCAGATCGGTCACAAGTGTAGCGGCAAGGTCAAGGCTTGGCTCTGGCATGTTGGATATATCTTCGGCGAGTGCTTCCGTTAAGCCTCTACCAATCATTCTGGAGAAGTATGTAGCGAATCCGCCTTCTCCTTCTGGCGTGCTTGCATTGTAGGCGTTTCCCCATGTCTCAGACCACCAGAGTTCATGCCTTCTATCGGCACTTGGTTTCACATTTATTTGGGCTTCTTTTGATCCGGGAACAGCCGATAAAATTCCTGTAGTAAGTATTGTCTCAAGATTTCTAAATCCACCAGCTTGAACCTGCGAAACATATTTTGTTAGCTTATCGAGATATGTTTGATAGAATGGAGCCTGCTCCGATTTCATTCTGTTAATAACATCTGGATCTAATCCCATTGAACTGGCGGCGGCTTCAAAAAGATCTCTCATTTGATATGAGACAGCCATTCCATTGATGGTTTTCTGTAGATTTCTAGCTTCTGTTCTAGCTGCCCTTGCGCTTACTCTGGTAGTAATTGGGACTGGACCGCTCGGGCCAAGTGCCTCAATTCCACTTCTTCCAGTTAGGCTTGACATAGCAAGCTGTCCAAGTTCTTTTGGAAGCGGATTGAAAGAGGAAAGTCCACTCTCTTTGAGCGCTCTTACTTGTTCCGCGAATCGCTTTTTGCCTTCTTGCCCTATAAGTCTATCTGCTTCTTCGCCCTTATAAAATTCGAGTCCAGCTTTTGTCGCCCTCGCAACAAAAGCCTCTCCTCCAATATCTGCATCAATATCGCCACCAATTTCGTAGGCAACAGCCGGGTCCATCATCATCATATAGCCAGTTGTTAATGCACTTCCTGGAATAATTCTATTGCCTATCGTTGTAGTAGACTTTGGGTAACTTATACCTTTATTTTCTAGTATTTCTTCCGTAAGGGCTGGAAGAACTGTTGCTCCCTGTTTCCCTTGATACGTTGGATATCTCCACGCCATGATTGGTATGTATTCGTGTTCCGTAATTTGTTTTTTAGCTAGCTTCAGCCAACTCATTTCCTCTCCGGGCTGGAGTGGATTTGGAACAGAACTTGTTGGAGAAATTCCGGCAGCTTCTGCCATTTGACTTAGGGCTGTGTCAAGTGCTTGTCTTGGGACAACCGACGCTCCGTATGATGCTCCTCCAGTAAATCCACCAAATCTTCCAACAATTGCATTTGGTGAATATCTTGATTGTAATAGCTTGGGAACGCTTCTAGACTTGGACATAAATGCCTCTTGTCCAAGTGCCAATACTTCATTCATTGAGACAGCGCCAACATCAGATGGTCTTAACCTGTGCATGGCTTGCTGAAGCCCCTGTGGGTAGTGTCTTGATGCAGTAGAGATAGCAACTTGATCTTCCTTGCCAAACACAAATCCCATAGTGCTAATATTTTTCATTGTTTCTGGACGCGGGAACATGATGTCAGTTTCTGGAACATAAAGAGGTCCCGTACCATAACGAGATGCAACTTCTTCAAGTGATTCGAAATCTGTTTTCCCCATAGAGAAAAGTGTTTGAAGTTCTTCTACCATTTGGGGAGTTACTTCAGTATAGGCACGTTCTCCTGATGCTGTATATGGTAGATGCTTCACTGGACCCTTCTGGCTCGCGTAAGCTGTTACTTCGCCTATTTCTTTCCAAGCCCTTACATGACTCGGAACCATTCCAGTTGCACTTTGTCCAGATACATCAGACATACCAAAACCAAGCCAGTCTGCCATGTTAGGCGCGACCATGTTCATCGCCGCCAACTCCTGATAGCCAAGGCGAGGAAGTTGGGCCATATGTTCTGGAACCATTTCCGTTGTGGCTGTCATCATTACTGCTGGTGCATTTAGAAAAGAAAGATATTGCTTTTCTGTAGGTGGTTTTGCAACAGAAGTATCGAGATCCGGCTCTATCTGCTTTATAGCTTCTGTTTGGGCAGCAGATAAGTCCGGACTATATTTTATTTCTCCACTTGGCGTAACGGTTGGCGAGAACTCCTCAAAGTTTAGTACCTTATTCATAAGTCCTTTGAAGCCGCCCGGATATATCTTCTTGAACTCTTTTAGCCCTTCTGCTGTTCCTATGTCAATTCCGAAACCGCCTTCTCCCGATGGTTTCTTCAGGGCTTCCCGTGTTCCTTTGTAGAACATATGCTGGAGTTGTTTTACTCCAGTTTCGCTACTCATGCCAAGATAATATGTACTATCTGGAAGTGGTCCGTATCCATATCTTTGAATTTGTTCATGGGCAGGAAGTCTTTCTACTGCTTGTCTAAGATGCCCAAACATTTTTCCCGGTGTATTCGGAGTAACATTCTCTCTACTTCCGGTGGTGTACTCTGCATAAATGCTAGCCAGTTCGTCAATCTGCGGATATGGGGCAGCTTGTTTTATATGCTCTTGCATTTTCAGGGACATTTCAGGATACTGATCGTAAAACTCACCGACCATTCTAACTTGCTGTTCTGTTTCCATTGACGCCCAGTGTCCCATAAAACCAAGAGACTTAGCTTTTAGGGAGCCGGTTACGGCATTTATTCTTCTTGTGATAAATTCATTCGCATTGCCAGTCGGTATCTGAACAACATTATTTACATGAAATCCGTATGGTGTTGTCGCGGGTGCATACGTAAACTTCCATCCATGTGTCTTTCCAGAAAGAGCAACACCAATATCTGCCGGAAGGCGTAGCCCTATTTGCCCGGTTGCGCCAGGTGTTCCAGTAGCATATTCAACCTCATTCCCAAATCCTGCTTTTATTTCATTCATGTACAGTTCTGTAGGAACAAGATCCTTCGGCACTTTTTCGCCAAGAGTCATTCCTGATGTTCCCCTACCAGTTGCTGCCGAAAAGTCTGTTGGCACACTAAGCACTGGCTTTCCAGTTAGGTACAGTGGTCTTCCAGACGTAGAGACATTGAGTGGATATGTTATTTCGTCTCCGGCTTCCCCCTCATATTTCAAAAGACCAACGGTGGCTATATCTCCGGGCGCCACAACTTTTGCAACATCATCTGTTTTCTGATAGCTTACCTGTCCACTTTCTTTATCTCTAATAGTTTTGTATCTACCCCACTCCCATTTTGCGCGAGAGAGCTGGTGCATAGATAGCTGTGGAATTGGAATATCGATACTTGTTGGATATCCGCCAGAAATATTTCCTTCCATTGGATCGCCATAAGTAATCATTGCTCCAGAAAGGGTTTCTCCTGCAAGTACTGCTGTATTCGGGACAACAACTGCTTTTGCCGGATTGGTTTCTCCTGGCATTATTGCATTGAGAATCCTATATCCAGCCATTCCTTTCCAGTCTCTTCCTGTAATAGAACGCGGCTCTGAAATAACAGGTTTCCCGGTTTCTGGATCAATTGAGATTAGGTTCGCTCGCTCGCGAACATCTTGTTCAACATTGATACGCTTTAGCGTTTTGCCAAAATCTGTACCAACAATCTCAATATCTCCCCCCTCTAATGACGCGCCAACGGCTCTGGCTCTTACGCGATCATCGTTTTCTTTCATGAGCAAATAGTTCTTCAGTTTTTGCCATCGCTCTCGTTGCGCCAGTGCTGGTACACCTTCTATTGGCGATTTCTGGGCAATTTCAATTCTGTTATAAAAAGCCTTGTATGCCGCTTCTCTATCTTTGATATCATCGGAAACTTTTATGTTGATACGAGATGCCATATCGGCTTGGGTATGTATATCGTGTACAGGACCAGTCCACAAAATACCACCCGATGTTTCAGACCCGGGATTGATCACATCTCCTAGCCCAAGAGACATCATAAACTTTCTTCGTGGAGTCCAGTCTCGTCCGAATCTTCCTTCGAAGGCCGTTGAGACGTATTTCCCGAATGCCTCTAATGGTGTCTTTATCGTAATTTCTTCAAGGTTTTTTATAAATGCCTCTGAACCTATAATGCCACGCCAGTCCGAGTCAGATACCAATTGGATTGTATGCCCAAGCTGTGTGTTATATCCGGGAGCAAGGTCTAGAATAAGAGGTTCTTTTTGATCCTTCGGCAAAATAGAAAAGCGCGTGACATCATCTTTGATCCGCCGCGTTTCCACTTTCGTTTCTCGACCGAGACTTTTGACGATCTGGTCTGATATGGTTTTTTCAAAAGTCTTTTGATCCTGCTTCTCCCATGGATTTGCTCCGGGAGGAGTTGATGGTGCAGGAGGATTTTCCGGAGGTGGATTTCTTGGACCTCCCGGATCGCCAGGAGATGGGGGCGACGGAGGAAGGGGAGAAAAGGGAGGGGAAGATGCCAGTTGCTGTTTTTTGGTTGCATAAAGAGGACCAAAGATTTTGGCTGATGCCCGCTGATCCGCCGATGCCTGATGTGGTAATCCGGGATACGGCAAACCCAAATCTTTATATAGGGTTTCTAGTGATCTGCTACCATATGGAATACCCGCTTCTTTAGCGAGTTCAAGAGTGTCGGCAATAAGTGTATTTTCTGCTGATCTTGGTTCTGCTCCACCAGCAGCTAAGAGCCTATTCAGGACAGCAATATCGAAAGTACCAGCCTTATGTCCAAGTATTGTGACTGGTGGTTTTTCTGATGCTGGAATATCCATATTCCCAAGTAGAGCCTGGGTAATATGCGCGCCAATATATTCTGGAGAATATACTCTTGTTCCAGATTTGTCCGGAGATTTCCACATTCCAATATTTAGATTAGTTAGGTGTGGCGCTCCGGTTTTATTCTCTCCGAGTGTCTTGCCACCAATATCTTGTTCGAGAAGATTCTGTATCTCATCGTCACTTAACTCTTTTCCAGTAACGATGTTTTTGGGACGTATCAACCCATAGAAGGATGTACCTTCTATTGGAACAAGATCTTTTTTCTTTTCGTCCCATCTATACTGCTCAAATGCAACAGAAAGAGGATAGTCGAGGCTTGGATTTGGTCCACTACCCGGCATTGTGCTACCAGTTTCAAAGTCAACACCCCATACAGGACTATTGGGATGTTTCTCCGGATCATAAGCGGCATACTTTTCTGGTTCTTTCCACCGGAGTGTGTCTGCCCATTCTGGAGCATCTAACTTGCCACGAGACTTTAGTTCTCCAAGTGCATCATTGTAGAGTCGTTTCTGCTCAGAGAAGTCTTGATTGACGCGCTCATTTATATAGCCCTGCTCTCGCAGTTGCTGTAGATAAAGAAGAAGTCGGTCCTCGGACATTGATGTAATATCAATCATACCCTAACCTCTAATTTCAAAGACATGCTGAACCTCAAGAATGATCGAAATCTCTTCCAGCCAAATATGTGGCTGATCCTCAAGACCTCCATCTACAAGCGGCATATCAAGTTCACGACACTGTTGCCAAAGTATTAGTGCTTCTGGCTTATCTGGTATTGTTACCTTCTGCACTATATGAGGCTGGCTTTCTGCCAGCGTTTTCATTTCGTTAATGGCGCCATAGTATTCTATGAGCGCCTGGCGCAATTCTTCTAACCTTTCCCCTAAGCGCCTTCCCCCAATGGGCCTGCCCATCGGAGATTAACTGCATGAACTTTTTTGATGATCTCAAGTCCGATTTCTGGGAATAGACTTCCCCAGGCTTTCATAAATTGGGATTCTGACATATCTAATTCAGGATGACCGTTCTTCCCTTTACGGCTTCTGAAAAGTGGTTCTCCATCAGGCCCAAGTAGATTGCATTCGACCATGGTTAGAAATGCTTCTTTCGCATGCACATCAACCATCGCAATTTCCTGAACAACCCGGATTGTCTGATCCGCATCGTCTTCAGACCATCGACGCTCAACTTTGGCGAACAGTCTGTCTCGCATATCGCTTTCGTGACGGAGTGCTTGTTTGATTGTTACGGTTGTCGGTGCGTCTCCAGGTGTGCCATATTCCTTATCGGTTTCGGTTAATTCGAATGTTTCATATCTTGGCGAAGCTAATTTAACAGGCATTGGTTTTCTCCATTTTCTACTGTGTAGAGTTGGGTGGGGATTTCTCCCCACCCCTTATAGACTCTAGGTGGGCCATACGTACTGCGTAGTTTTGTTACCAATGTTGAATTTGCAGTAGTATGTTCCGCCAGCGATAGCGGTTCCAGTCAGGCGGATTGAAATTGCCTGTCCGCCAGCCAGACGAATGGGCTGCGGGGATGACCACACAACTTTATCGGCGCGAATACGCAGACCGTATGGACTAGTCAGCAATGGCGCATTCTGAGGGCTTAGCGCATAAACATCAAGATCCTCCACAAACGGACTCGGAGTCCAGGCAGTCGCATTTGTTGCTCCCGTATAGATCGATTCGTACAGTTCTGGATTCTGCCATTTTACAACCATATCGATTGTAAGCTGGCGGCTGACGATAGTAACATCATCCAGATACGGAGATCCATAGTTGCGTTCCTGGCGTGGATCCAATGGCGCGTTCTGCAAAGTTATGGTCGCGGCGGTTACGGGAAGGGCGCTTGCTGAATATCCGGGGATTTTCAGGTAGCCTCCAACGGTACAACCAATTGGGATAGATGGATAGTCTTCCATTGTAGTGTTTGCATAGGTCCAAGTTGCCCCAGGATCAAAATTATCTCCTTCGGCAGTGCCAAGTGCATCAACTCTGGCATTGATTAGACCCTCGTTTGGAAGTGCCACCGTAAGTCCAGTTAGTTTGCAGTCTCGGAAGATCTCTCCGAGTTCGTCCCCGGAAGTTTTTCCAGGGATCCATTTCCGGAAAGTCATCCACGGGAGATACCCTGCATCGGTAGCAAAGGTAAATTCATGATTATACATTCCGGTAACAGTAGTCCCTAAAACATCCTTATCGGCAGTTGTAGCCACGGCGCCAAGAGCGCCATAAAATAACCACCCAAGAGTGCTTTCGAGACGTGGATTGATAGTGGCTCCACCAGCGGCCATGACTCCCGCGCGATACGGGATCGTTGGTGTATTAATACCACCAACTTCTGGCGGACCTAATCTATCATCCGAGATAGTTCCGAGATCGATATCGGAAGCACGATGTTGATAATAATTGGTAGCCGCTGTGCCCTTAGCTACCTGTGGGCCAAAAGAAAAAACGCCCGTCTGTGCAATAACAGCCATGATTTAGCCTCCTCGTCCTATGGACGCCATGTGAGTAATCTCCAATATATTTTTCCACGCCAGATGAATTTATCTTTTCCGCCACTTTCTGTGAAGGTAGAAGATTCAACTATAACTGGCAGGACAATTCCTTCTCCATATTCGTCTTTTGCTGATGGTAGTGGGGTGTTTTCTAGTGCTCTGATTAGGCGTCCATAAAAATCGTAAGCGTATAGCATCGCTTGTTCTTCGGGAAAGCGCTGCCTAACAAAATACAATTGGAATTGGACAGTGCCGCGCCTGTACCAATAATGCCCACCACCTATCTCTGTAACCGCCAGGTTCGTTACTGGATAATTTTTGACAGCAGTGTCGTCCGCTCTAGCATCTTTATAGTCTGGATCATCGTCGTCTCCACCAGAAATAGCAATGGCGACGTTCTTATCCAAGGGATTTTCTATAAAGCGACCGACTTTTACGACGACAGCCCTCGTTGGATATGACTCGGGTATTTCCGATACCATTATTGTAGACAGATAATCCCTAATGGCATACAGCGCCATTGGCATTACTTGAGTAGGAATATTATCGAAAAGGAACCCGTCATCCATTATCTTGAAGCCTTTTGGTGTTTGGGATGGCGTGACATTTCCTGCACAAATAAATCCCGTAAAAACTTGCTGGTTGTCTGCATTGGATTATGCTCTGGTGTTCCAGAATCTCCCTTGCGTTTGAACGGATTGATTTCTGATACACCAATTGCGCTTGGCAGGATCAAGTAAGAAGCGGCATATAGGGTAATGCCAACAAGCGCCATGTCTGGAGGTTCCAAAGGTTCTTCTAGCACAGTCATGCTTGTTGGCTTATCCCAATATGATAAATACAAGATTGTTACCAGTTCTCCAGAGCGTATCGGTTTCGCAAATGTTATTTGGTTGACCGGATAGTCTAGCCACTGATTATCTTCCTGTACCCATAAACCCAATTTCTGCCCTGGAGCCAGAACAGTTCGAGGCCAAATATCTCCATTGAGATTTGAGCTTACAGCCTCTATTTCGTATAAATCAGCAGGGAGATCAAATACTGTTGTATTACCATCTCCTGTTAGTACAATGCTGGCAGTTTTTGGAATCCACGGTAGGATTGCGTCGAAGGCCGCGGAGATACCATCTAGGAGGAGGTCGTCTGAATAACCTCCTCCGTCTGGATCATCTAAAAGCCGCAGGACGTGCCCACGAAGAGAACCAAGAGTAAAAGCCATTGTTACTGAACAACCGCAGGGCCTTTCACCCGAGTAGTACCAGCCGTAAAGACAACTTCAAACAGTTCTGGGGCGTAGGTCTGATATCCAAGATATCCGTCCCACGAGAATCTCTGAACCATATCGAAGTCATCAACGGGCGGTGGAGCATGGAAACGAGGCGGCATAGCGACGCCAGAAACGATCCCGTTAGGACCACCAACAAAGATTGAAGCGTGAATATTACGACCTTTGGAGACATAGCCATATACGCCAGCGCCAAGATCAGTTTTCATGTCAATCATGATTGGCTGATCAAGTACGAGTCTTCGATTGCCGACATCCACACTAACAATGCGTCTCGTGTGCATGGTACCCTCAAATGGATTCACGCCATTTGAAACACCATATGCTGAAGTTCTTGTCGTATGGATCGTCACCATATCGTTTGCTTCAAAGTGAGCCATACCGTCGCCATCAACATCAACAGGCCATCCGACAGTAGCACCAAGCTGAATGTAGTTGGTAATTCCAGAAGTTTCCTGTCCAGTCAGGTATACGCCATCAACCTTTGTGGCACTCGGATCTGGTGCGCCATCTCCGGCAGTAATTGCGCCGCTGACGGTTGCCTGAGCCTCAAGGGTTCCGGCATTCCACAGGATCAGTTTGGGGGACTGGACAAAGCGAACATTCTTGTACGCACCAACTTCATTGCGGAGCAGGTTGGCAAGTCCCTGATACTGGTTCACGCTGATCCACTCGGATCCAGAAACAGTCTGAATATCATAGATGACAGAAGGAGTGGTATAGCAGACAATTGAATCTGCGGCACCGTTTACGCCAAGCGCAGAATTGACACCACGCAGAGCCATACCAAGCCAGATTTCCATCGATACATTGATGTCAAACAGATCATCAACTGCGATATCGCTGAAATTAGTCGCGCCAGGATATAATACATACCCACTATCCAGGGCACCCTTGACGTATGCGTTTCTGGCAAGCATGTCCAGAACATCGACCATGTGTTGCCCAAGAGCACCACGCATGATCCTATTAATTCCCTCTGCACCATTCTGCTTCCAGTAAGTAACAATATCATCGTAAACCGTATAGGCGACCTTGCCGCCATAGCGATTGAACGTGATTTCAACAGACCGACTGTCAATGTGCGAGGCTGGCATCCAGATCTGGCGGACAGCCAAGGCGGTGTAGTCGGGGTGTGGGTCCAGCAATTGCGAAAGAGTCATCTTAGTAGCACGTTGATCGCCCAGGTTCTTTACGAACTGGATCGTTGGAGAGAAGATGCTTTTCTGGCGAAACACAGAGACAAGATTGGGATCGTACACCTGCCGCTGGTTTTTATCCATTGCTTCCCACGGATTATCTGAATAATAAAGATCAAAATCACCCGTAGCCATGTTATGTTCCTTTCAGTTTTATCCACTTACTGTTGAGATCAGCATACTCTCGCTCTTTGCCGGGCACTCCTGCCACTCGCATAAGTTCATCCCATAATCGATCTGCTTCCGCAGAAGATTCGATGCTTTGCTTTCCACTTGGTTGTGGAGCAGTAGCACCAGCCATAAGACGCTTTATTTGAGCATCGACAATCATCTTGACTTTTGCATCTAGTGCCTTGGCACTTTCGCGAAAAACGTCTTCGTCGTCGGACTGCGGGATGTATTCTGTTAACTCATTCAGTTGCGGAAACTCTTTCATGATAATAGTAGATTGAGCCAATCTTTGTTTCGCCATTTGGGCTTCTGCTTTGGCTTTCTCCAACTCTTTCTCAAGAGAGCCTTTACTTTCTTCAAGTTCCCGGGCTTGTCTTGAACTCTGATCAACTTGGGGCCGAAGCTCTTCCATTTGTGTGGCAAGAGTATCTAACCTAGCCTGCAAATCGACCAATTGCTGGTCTTTCTTTGCCATAACTTTCTGAAGACCCTTATAGCGAGCCTCATAATCTTCTTGCTGTGTTCCAGACGGCAGAGTAGTAGTGACTGTGGCTGTTGTTACGTTCTCAGTTGTCAATCCCTCAGCTACTTCTGAGTCATTAGGTGAATCCATTTTTGTATCCCTTTCGTTGTCTTAGAGATTGAAGTGTGGATCTTCTGTGATTTCGCCAACGTTGTATGCAAATAAAAGAACACTAAGTTTTCCTTCAGTAACGTCGGTTCCGGTGATCGCAAGCCGTAAGGTATCTCCAGCGGGCAAAAATAATCCGGCAGCAGCCGCGGCAGTAGCAGAGCCAATATTGGTGGCCCAGTTTCCTGCCGTTTCAACACTAAGATCGGTAGCATTAACCAGCGCGTCAGCAGTGCCATCGGTCCCAAGGGTTGCCGCTGGCGTAGTTCCATCGAGAGCCTCTACAACAAAAACGCAGGCTTGCTGGATAAATGTATTTGCTGGAGCAGTCCAGAAATCAACATTGGCTGCCGCAGTTACGGTCTTAGTTAGGGAGATTACTTTTGGAACGTAGCAGACACCTGCACTATCGCTTGGATTGTGTGTATCACCAAAGCGTATTTTGGGTTGTCCTGATTGCAGAGCCACGATATCCTCCTAAAAGCAAAATAACCATAGACTGGTTTCCTATTCTTCGCTTTTTGGTTTTTCGTTTGGGGGATATCGGCTTGTATTACGGTTTTTATTTTACACTAATTTCTACGGTTCTTCAAGAATAATTGTTATTTTTGTTACATCTTTCCGGTTAGTTGTGCTAGTGTATTAAAGCTTCCCAATAAAGTATTCTCTTGCAGAAATTCTCCATTACCGCTCCACTCAAGAATAAAGTCGCCATCCCTTAGAATTAGATTAGGCGCTCTACCAGTAAGATTGGCATTCACTCTGGTTCTCAGTTGCCCAGAGAGATATCCCGGGATAGATGATATAGAGTCAAGTTTTCCAAAGACAAGTGCTGATAGGCTAGATATTCCTTGTCCCGATCCAAGCTGGAATGCTGGAATACTTGACGACGAGATAAGATTTCCAGATACGTATGCATCAGTCTTAGAAGTTGTGCTTGCCGTTCCATTTATATAACAAGGAGTGTTAGTTATCTCTACTGCTTGAGCAGTAAGATATAACTGGATATTTGCTTTTAGGGAACTACTACCACTAATGTAAAAGGCTATATGTGATGACTGAGAGGCTTTCCCGGCAAGATAACAATTAGAAGAACTTGCTATTTGCTGCGAACCTATTGTATAGGCTTGTTGTGATGCCGTATTAGATGAATAACCTTTTACGTAGGCGTTTATAGCCGACGAGATAACTGCATCCCCATATAGATATGCCGCATAATTTGACTGTGATTGGGAAGATCCTATGACAAAGGCGTTTGCGCTAGTTGTATTCTCAGGAGAACTACCGCTAATATAACAAGGAGTAGAAGAAGTCTGTCCTTCCCATCCAAATATATATGCTTCTAATGAGGTCGTGGAAGTCGATTGACCAATGATGAACGCTTGTTGATAT